TCATCGACGGGCTCGACAGATTGCGTGCGCATTGGGCGCCGAGGGGTTGACACCGTGCACGGCCGGACTCCATATTCGGGCAACGTCGTGATTTGCGCCTCGGTGCTTCACGTGAAACCGCCCGCCACCGTGCGGGCGTTCTGATTCTGGCGGGAGCCCGGAGTCGGGCGCCGATAAAGCGAGGGGAGTCCCTCACCCGCCAGTTCCAGTTCTGGCAGCGGCGTGGAAAGACACGCACGGTAGATTGACGTAAAGCGCCGGGGGCCACGAATAGGCGTGGGTGCAAGACCCGCTAAGCCCCGGAGACGCATCCGATCCGTAGACGCGGGAGCCGGCTAGCCCGGCCTGCCAGATCGGGACGACCCCGTAAATGTCGCCGGCGTGAGAGGCGCTACCGAATTCTTCAACCCAGCCCGCCCCACATAGGCGGGCTTTGTCATTTCAAGAGACACGAATGGCCGACGAAGCTGCACCTGCAGCCGCAAAGCAGCTTGAGCCGTACCAGTTCAAGCCCGGCCAGTCGGGCAACCCGAAAGGTCGCGCCAAGGGCTCGCGGAACAAGCTCGGCGAGGCGTTCGTAGCGGCGCTGCACGAGGACTTCCTTGAGCATGGCCCCAGCGTCATTGCGGATGTGCGCGCGAACAAGCCTGACGCATACCTGAGGGTGATCGCATCCATCCTGCCGAAAGAGATCAAGATCGAGTCCGTCAATGAACTCAGCGACGATGAACTCGACAAGCGAATTCGCCAGCTCGCCGCTGCCCTCAGCCTTGAAATCGGAATTGGCGAGTCTGCTGGCCGAGAAGAAGCGGCGGACGGATCGGTCCAGGTTATCGACGTACAGGCCCTACAGTAAGCAGCGCGAGTTCCATGCGCTCGGCGCCACGAAGCGGGAGCGCCTGTTCATGGCGGGCAACCAGCTCGGCAAGACGCTCGCGGGCGCTGCTGAGATGGCGCTGCACCTTACCGGCAAATATCCGGCATGGTGGACGGGCAGGCGGTTTGACCGGCCCATTGCTGCGCTGGCTGGCTCGGAGTCGGCAGAACTGACCAGAGGTGGCGTTCAGCGCCTGCTGCTGGGGCCGCCGGCGGACGAAAGCGCCTGGGGCACGGGGATGATCCCCGGCGACGACATAGCGGATTGGTCTCGCCGTGCGGGCGTTCCGGATGCGGTCGATACGATCGTGGTCCGGCACGTCTCGGGGGCCAACTCGACCATAGGGCTGAAGAGCTACGATCAGGGCCGCACGAAGTGGCAGGCCGATACGATCGATGTCGTGTGGTTCGATGAAGAGCCGCCGCAGGATGTCTATTCGGAGGGTCTAACCAGGACCAACGCCACGGGCGGTATGGTCTACATGACGTTTACCCCGCTTCTCGGCATGTCTGAGGTCGTGAGGCGGTTTCTGATGGAGCAATCCACGGACCGCGCGGTTGTCACGATGACGATCGACGACGCGGAGCACTTCACCCACGAGGAGCGGGCGAGGATTGTTGCGAGCTACCCGGACCACGAAAAGGAAGCGCGGACAAAGGGCATCCCCGTCCTTGGCTCGGGCCGCATTTTCCCGGTTCCAGAGGCGACGATCGTCTGCGACCCGATAGAGATACCGTCGCACTGGCCGCAAATCGGTGCGCTCGATTTCGGTTGGGACCATCCTACGGCAGCAGTCAAGCTGGCATGGGACCGGGACGCTGATGTGGTGTATGTCACGGCCGCGTACCGCGTCCGCCAGGCAAGCCCGCTGATCCATGCGGGGGCATTGAAGCCTTGGGGCGACTGGCTGCCATGGGCATGGCCTCACGACGGTCTGAACGACACGGCGGCTGGTGAGAATCTGGCCAAGCAATACGCCGATCACGGCCTCTCGATGCTGCCCGAGAACGCGACGTTTGAGGACGGCGGCAAGTCGGTCGAGGCCGGGATCATGGACATGCTCGACCGCATGAAGACGAGCCGGCTGAAAGTCTTCCGGCACCTGAATGACTGGTTCGAGGAATTTCGCCTCTACCACCGTAAGGACGGGAAGATCGTCAAGGAACACGACGATCTGCTCTCCGCCACTCGGTATGGGCTGATGATGCTCCGCTACGCAGAGACGCCGCCCCGGGCGCGCGAGGCGTATGCCGGGGCGAGAGGCGCGCAGAGCTGGATGGGCTGATGGCCGACGATGCTGACGACGTGCTGAGCGATGCGAAAGAGGCATACCAGCGCGCCCTCGACAACGATAACGACAACTACGCGGTCGCTGAGGAGGATATCCGCTTCGCGCTGTTGGGCGAGCAATGGCCTGAGGATGTCCTGAAGACCCGCAAGGGGCGGCCGTCGCTGACGATCAACAAGATGCCGGCGTTCATCCGCCAGGTGGTGAATGACGCGCGCCAGAACAAGCCGTCGATAAAGGTGCACCCTGCGGACAGTGGGGCGGACCCTGAGACCGCGGAGATCTACAACGGCCTGATCCGGAACATCGAGTATTCGTCGAATGCCGATGTGGCCTACGACACCGCCACCGAATGCGCCGTAGCCGGCGGCTTCGGATATTTTCGCATCAAGACCGACTATGCCTACGACGACACGTTCGACCTCGACCTTTGCATCGAGCGCATCGCCAACCAGTTCTCGGTTCATGGCGACCCGATGTCCACGGCGGCCGACAGTTCCGATTGGAACACGGCGTTCGTGGTGGATTCCCTAAGCCGGGAGGAGTTCGAACGCCAGTACAAGGGAGCGGAGCCGGTCGATTGGGGCGCGGCAGGCTATGATGATCTTGAGACGCCGTGGATCGATGACGAGACCAAACGCATCGTCATCGCGGAATGGTGGACGCGGGAGGATTACGACAAGCCGATCGTCCTCCTGAGTGACGGGACGATCATCCCAAGAGATCGGATGCTCGACCACGACTTCGCCGCCTATGTCATGGCCACCGGGCTGACCGTGCAGCAAGAGCGCACCGTCCGGTGCAAGAAGGTCAAGCAGCGCATTCTGACCGGCGCCGAGGTGATCGAGGCCAACGACTGGCAGGGCCAGTACATCCCGATCGTGCCGGTTTACGGGCAGGAAGTGAACCTGAAAGGCGTCCGTACCTTCAAGTCGCTGATCCGCGATTCGAAGGACGCGCAGCGGATGTTCAACTACTGGCGCTCGACCTCGACCGAGATGGTGGCGCTGGCGCCACGGGCGCCCTTTATTGGGCCCGAGCAGGCGTTCAAGGGGCTTGAGGACAAGTGGTCGTCGGCGAACACGGCCAACTACGCCTACCTCGAATACAAGGGCAACGTGCCGCCGCAACGGCAACCATTCCAGGGGCCGGATGCTGGAGCGCTACAGGAGGCGTTGAACGCCTCTGACGACATGAAGGCGACGATGGGGCTCTACGATGCCTCGCTCGGCGCCAAATCAAACGAGACCTCCGGTAAGGCGATCATGGCGCGCCAGCGGGAAGGGGACGTTTCGACCTTCCATTTCATGGACAACATGGCGCGCGCCATCCGTCATGCCGGCCGCATCCTGATCGACCTGATCCCGCACGTCTATTCCAAGGACCGAATTGTCCGGGTGATGGGCGAAGACGGGCAGCCGCAGAGTGTGCAGCTTGGCAAGCCGGTTACCATCATGGGCAAGGACGGGCAGCCTCAGATGCAGCCGGCTGTTGGCCCGGATGGGCGCCCAGTGCAGGGCGCGGACGGCCAGCCGCAAATGGTGCCGCTCACGCGCATTTACGACCTGTCGGCTGGGAAGTACGACCTGACAGTCACGACAGGCCCGAGTTTCACGACGCGGCGCGAGGAGGCCGCGACGCAGATGACGGAGATGATCCGCGCCTTCCCGCAGGCCGCTCCTGTCATTGGGCCTCGCCTGGCGCGCAACCTCGACTGGCCGGAAGCGGATGAGATCGCGGACGACCTGAAGGCGCTAGCACCGAAGCCGGGTGGCTTGCCGCCGGACGTGCAGCAACTGATCCAGAAGGGCCAGCAGACGATTCAGCAGCTTACCCAAGAGGTGCAGCAACTGAAGGGTGATAAGCAAATTGACCTGATGAAGGCGCAGAACGACGCCCGCAAGGTCGATGTCGAGCAATACAAGGCCGAGACGGACCGCATCCAGGCGCTGAAGCCCGAGCCGGTCCAGCCGGCGCAAGTCCAGTAATCCCCGACCAACCGACAACGGAGTCGAACTAGCCATGACGATTGATGGCACGGAGAATCTCGCCTCGACGGAACCGGAAACCCCGGCAAGCCCCGAGGCTGAGGCGATCGAGCCGGCTGCCATTCTCGACGGCAGCGAGCCTGAACCGGGTGAGGAGCCCGACACTCAGGAACAAGCCGAAGAGTTGGAGGAAGTGGACTATTCGGGAAAGAAGTACCGCATCCCGAAGGAACTGAAGCCCGCAATCATGATGCAGGCGGACTACACGCGGAAGACCCAAGAGGTCGCCGAAACCCGCAAGGCACTGGAAACCCGGGAAACCGAGTTCACCCAGGAGCGCGAGCGGTTCGACGCCCACCGGCAGGATTTCGCGAACCTCGCGGCTATCGACGCCGCGCTCCAGCACCGGTCGAACATCGACTGGAGGACATACTACGACCAAGACCCCGTCGAGGCCGGGAAGGCATTTGCTGAATACCAGCAACTGCAGTCCGCGCGCGGTCAGGTCGCATCGAAGATCGAACAGGACCAGCGACAGGCAGCTGACGAGCAGCAGCGGAAGACCGCCACGCAGCTTCAGGAAGCCGAGCGGGTTTTGTCGAAAGACATCCCCAACTGGGGCCCGGAAACAAAGGCCAAGATCAGGGACTTCGCGATCACGCAGGGCATCACCGAGCAAGAGCTTAGCTCACTCTATGACCCGCGGTATGTGAAGCTCCTGCACCTCGCTTCCATCGGCGCTCAGTTGATGACGAAACAGGCTGCCAGGCCTGCCCCCACGCCGGCAAAGCCGGTGACAACTGTCACCGCTCGTAGCGGAAACCCGGCTGCCCGCAAATCCTTCGGCGAAATGTCGATGGATGAATACGCGGCGGCTCGCAAGGCCGGCAGGGGCAACTAGGCGGCTTCCTCAGCAACCGGCGTCAGACGGCGCCTTTGACGGGCTGGCCTGCGGGCCTCCCGAAGGAAACCGATCATGTCGAACACTACCCTGACTGCGGACATCATCGCCAAGGAAGCGGTGATGATTCTCGACAATGAGCTCGTCATGGCCAAGCGGGTGTTCCGCGGCTACGAGAACGAGTTCGAGAAGAAGATCAACGGATACGAGGTGGGCGACACCATCTCCATCCGCAAGCCGACCGACTTCACGGTCCGCACGACCGCCACCATGGCCGCGCAGGATGTCGTGGAGGCGAAGACCACGATCACCGTGGATCAGCGCCGCGGCGTGGACTTCAAGTTCACGTCTCAGGATCTGACCCTCAAGATCGGGGAGCTGTCGGAGCGCGTGATCAAGCCGGCCATGGTCCAGCTTGCCAACCGCATCGATACCGACCTCATGGCCCTCTACAAGTACGTCCCGAACTGGGTCGGCACCGCGGGCAACACGGTCGATTCCTACGCGGACTTCGCCAAGGCCCCGCAGCGGCTTGACGAATACGCAGTCCCCGACGATCGCTCGGCTGTT